GTAGTAAGATATTCCAAGGCTTCTTTTAATGAAAATAAAGGATAACCAAATACATATGTTGGAACTTCAAATACTATATATGGAGCATTAGAATTATGTATTGCTTGAGTTCTTATTTTTGATTGAATTTGTGCTATAACTGGTATCATAGCAGCCATTCTATTTTGTTTTCTTTCTTCTTGTTCATCCCATACGTCACGAGCTTTAAGCATTCTTTAATTATATTAAGTAAAGATGGTTTTACCAGTCAAAAAACTTGTTTTAAGTGGTGGAGGTATGAAAGGAATTTTACATATAGGTGCTTTAAATGAATTATCTAAACACCAACAGCTTAACTTTCCTGATGGTGTTTGGGGATGTTCTATTGGTGCTATGATAGCTATTTTAGTTGCATTTGAAAAACCCTTGAAAAAAGAACTTATTTCAAAATATATGAAATGGGATGGATTAATACCTGAACCAAATATTAATCATATTACTAATTCTATATCTTCAAAAGGATTATTTCCAATGGATAAATTTTGTGAAACTGTAAATGATTTTATGAAAACTGAATTTGATATTGATCTTACAACTACAAAAATTGGTGATTCTAAAATGCCTTTATATATCATAGCATCAAATATAACTAAAGGTATTCCAACAATATTTACAAAAGATGTTCTTTTAATCGATGCTCTAAGATGTTCTTGTTGTTTACCTTTTATTTATAAACCACAAGAATTATATGGTCAATTATATGTTGATGGTGGATTATTTGTTCCTTATTTAAATATGATAGTTTCTGATGGATTACATTTAAATTTAACTAAAAAAACAATTAAGGAACTTAATTCTAAAACCTTAGACTCAATAAGTGTAATAGATTATGCAAGACAATTATATTGTTTATCAGTAGAACAATTTAAAAAAATAAATAAACCTGAATATTTAGTTAAATTAGATTATCCAAAATTATGTTCAGATTCTAATTTAGATGATTTTGATATTGAAGATATTTTAAATCATTCTGGAAAATTAATGAACGATTTTCTCTTCTCCAAGAGCAGAAATTAAGAACGCTCTAAATGAAGCAGTTGATGGAGGTCCTTGCATTTCATAAACTTTTTCTGATGTTTCTAATTTGAATGTAGGATACGCTTTAATATTATATAATGCTGTTTTACCTTTATCACTTTCAGCATTGATTTCTTCCATAAAAACAGTTTTTCCACCATAAGTATATTTTCTTGTTTTTAGTAATTCTTTCATTGATGACCATGGTTGTTGTGCTTTCTTACAATGAGGACACCATGTTGTATGAAAGAACATAAATGTTGCTTGTTGAGGATCTTGATTATTTTGTACAGGTGGATCTTCAATTATTAATTTTGATCCTGGAGCTACACCTGTAATTAATAAATAACTAACATAACCTAGTAATATTAATATTAAAGGAATAACAATAGTCATAAAATTAAACCCTTCCATCTTTGCGAAATGTAGGATATAAAACTTTTGCCAAAAATCGTTGTTTTTCAAAATAATTTCTATAAATTTGTTCTTGACTTAAAGAAGGATTCTTTATTAAAGACCATACAATCTCATTTGTTTGTCGTTCAGGTTCATAAGGTTTAGGATTAATTTTATACCATAATGAGTTTGCTCTTATGATATTAGACATTAATAGTATTACGTATCTTACATATAAATTGAAAACGGATTACCTTTTCAACTTATATATGGATATTACAGCAGCAAATGAAACATCTTACGCAAGTTATTGAAGACATGCGTATCCGATTTCCTAATCTTCATTTCCAAATGTTTGCATCAAATAGCGGACCTTCATTTTGGTGGATTCGTGTTTATAAAAATGTGAATTATTTTATGGATATTGAAGTTGATATTCATTATCATGAAGAATCCGTGATTGCGTGTCTCATCGAAAATCGCGGATTCCAGCGTAAAGAGTTTTCACTAATTCTAGATTCTTTTCTGAATTCATTTGATTAAGGGAAACCTACTAGATGAGCACCAATACCGAAACCAGCACCAGTACGAGCAGATGAACCTACAGAAGGAGCATATACATCAAGAATACCAAATGTAGCCATTGCTACAAGGGCAATCATGCCAATTTCAGACATTTTTAATCCTTTACCAGGAAGAAGGTAAGCTGCTACAGCTACAGCTAGACCTTCAATAGCATACTTTACAACACTGCTTACTAGTTGTCCAATATCAAGTCCAGGAAGAGAAGTTGATTTTTGTTCCGGCATTTTATAAACTTACAGATAAATTATTTTTAATTAATAATGAAAAAACATTATAAGTGTAGAGTTATTATTGACCCTGAAGTAGTAAAAAAACATAAAATTTATGAACCATCACAAACTGCTTTTTTTATTATGGCGCATTTATACGACCCTGATGGATGGAGAAAACAAGGATATAGTTTTGAAAATGTTATTGAAGGAGAAGATATTCTTATTAGATTATCTTTACCTGAAATTATTGAGAAAAAATGTGGTTTATCAAAACAACTTTCATGTGCTGAACTTGGAGGAAGATTTGTTTATTTAAATTCTGATAGATGGTTTAAAGGTTCTAAAAAAAGTAAATTAAATTTATCCGATTATAGACATTATATGATTAATCATGAAATAGGACATATTCTTGGATTTGAACATGCCAAGTGTCCTTGTGTAGGATGTAAGGTTCCTATAATGGTTCAACAAACTTTAGGTCTTCAAGGATGTAAACCTGACCATGGAAATGTTCGTTAAATCCCACTTTAAGAGAATCATCTATTAATAAACAAATGCCTCGCCAAGAACTACCTAAAGTCGAAGATGATGGAACGCCGATTGATTATCTAGAAGAAGATGCAGAAATCCCTAATCAACGTTATTGTATTCTTTCATTTCTTTCACCTGAAAAAGTTATTAAAAGTCGTGAGAATTTCATGAATGAAAAATTCGTGGAGTTCCTTGAATATGATTGGAAAGTTAAAGGAATGGAGCATTTTGTTGCCTTCCTTTCCAAAAAATATTCTCTTAAAATTGATGATCTTTTCAAAGATCTAGAAGAATTCACCAAAGTCCATAATGCTGAAATTAAGAAAACCGATATTCTTGAACAATATCAAGTTTTCCTTCTAAAAAATGAGAAAGAACTTGATGCCGAATTCAATGAGAAAGTACATTTCCGTACGAATGTTCGTGGTGTAAAACTTCGTCGTGTATTTGCTAATCTTGAAGAAGCACAGACGTTTGCGAAAGTTCTTCAACGTCGTTGCCCGAATGATAATTTGTATGTAGGTAAAGTTGGTATGTGGCTTCCTTGGGATCCTTCTGAACATATGATGCCTGAAGTTGAATATGCTGAAAAAGAACTCAATGAACTTATGCGCAAATATAAGGAGAATGAAGTTAATAAAGAAATCTTTTTCGAAGAAGAGAAAGCAGAGAAAATTAAAGCTCAAAAAGAGGATAATGAAAGGCGTCGTAAGCAAGCTCTTGCTGATGCAGGTCAAACTGATCTAAAACAACTTGCTGAAACACTTGATACTCCCGTACATCCTTCTGAAGGTGCTGTTCGTGATATTTAAAATTTTAATGTATTTTATTAAATGGAAACTACAGGAAAAAGAAAAAGAGTTCCTACTGAAAAAGGTTTAGCTCTCCAAAAAGCAAACCAAATAAAAGATGAAAAAGCTAAAAACAGAGCCCTTAGAAAAATTGAAGCAGCAAAAACTCAAGAAGAAGTTGATGAATTATCATCATTATTTTCAAGAATTGGTCTTGATACAACAGATCAAGATTTAGCTGCTGCTTTTGGACAAATGGGAATGGGTCGTCGTAGAAAAACTAAAAAACATAGTAAAAAATATAGACGTAAAACTAATAGAAGATGAATTCATCAGATATAACAAGAGCGAGAAGATTACAAGTATTAAATAATGATTTAAGATTTCCAAATAAACCTCATAATTTATCAGGAATAGAGCAATTATGTGTTCGAAGAACAATTGGTGGTGAACCTCCAACAAAAAGTTTACCACCAGATTTAAAATGTCTTTTAAGGCCAAGAGATGGAGGAGTTCGAAAAACCAATAATAATCCTAGATGTTGTGGAAGAATATAATATTTTGATAATATAAAATGCCCGGTCGTGTTCCTGATTCAAGTGTAAGAACATCACAAGTAGCTGCTAATGCGTTTACTAGAGTTAAAGTTGGTTTAGATAAAGATGGTCCTAAACCAAATTCTATTTTTGCTGCACAAATTGCTAAAGGATATAAAGTTAAAGGTCTAGCTGTTCTTCGTAGTGGACGTTAATTATTTTTTCCTTGTTGTTTTACATGAATCCATGGACTTGAAGATTTCTTCTGCATTGCTCCAGGATTATATTCATCTTTTGCTAACATTGATGATGAAAATGGTTTATTATCAATCCATAATGAATCACTACACATTCTAAATGATGGATGATCAGATGCTTTATACCAAAACACCTGATCTTCTAATTTATTTGATTGAACACCATTACAAATTACAAGACATTCGAAATTTTCAGTACATTGATCCATAAATTGACAAAACATTTCAAATGTAGGAAACATTCCTGCATAATTTTCATATATACGACGTCTATTTCCTAAAATTGTCTCACGTAAAATAAATACAAAATCAACATTTGTTCTTAAATTAGGTGTAATACCTAGAGGATATTGCATAGTAATAATTGTCATTAAATCTATATGACGACCGTTCATAAAAACATAACGAGTAGATTCTTCTTTAATCCATGATGCATCATATAAACAATCATCTAAAATTAAGAACGCTCTTGTATCTATACTTGAATTACCACCACTTCTATTTTTATCACCATTACGTGCTGTTTTAGCACCTAATTGTCTTTTTATTACACCCATAACTATCCCAGGTTCATATTTATCATGAATTAATTTTGATGGAATCATATGTTGAAAAAATTCATTCGCAACCTCTGTTCCTGATATAACAGTTCCAATAGGAAAAGCAGATTGAGTATTACATAAAATATCACGAACTAAGAAAGATTTTCCTGTATCTTTTTTACCAATAATAACTATCATTGGAGATTTTCTTGAATCCATCTCACATCTATCTCTCAAAGTATCAATATTAAACTTTTTGATTTGAAAATTCATCTTATTATTAGTGCGTGAATATTTACATAATTGAATTAACTTATTTTAATAAGAATGTCTAAGAAAAAGCAAGGATCTATTTCTTTAAATGTTCATAAATATACACATTTAAAATATCTTCAATCTTCTGCTGAATCTTTATGGAATACTACATCTATTCAACCTTTTTTTCCTCCTATTGAAAAATTATTTAAAACTTCTTTATTAGAAAACTTCTCAGAATATGGTCTTAAATTTCCATCTGAAATTACAAATATAGTTTCTGAAAATACTATTTCTATTTTAGGAGGTAAAAATATTGATGTTCATAAAAAAGTCTCTATGATTCTTAATCCATTTAAATTAATGGAAGGTAGTTATGGAACAAATTTATCCTTGCCTTCATCAATTGAACAATCTAATTCAGCACATAATAAAATTCAAAATTATAATAATGCTGCATATGTAGGTTCATTAATTTCTGCTTCATTAGCAGCTTCTGGTTCTCATCATTTTCCTGAAATTTATGGAATTTTTACTGGATTAAGAAAAATACACACTATTGATATTTCTGATGATTATGAAGATTTATGTGATAGATCATGGTTTTCTAATAATATGGGTACTACATTTACTTTAAAATTAAATGAAAATATTGAAAGTGCTAGTGAATTTAAACATACAAGAAGTATGCGTCCAAGTATTCAATTAGGTGAATCTATGACTATAGATTTTAATGAAGTTGAAGGTATTCAATCTAATTCAGAAATTGCAAATATGAGTCCTTTATTTAATGATACAATTAAAGATGATTCAGAATCAGATTGTTCATCTGTATCAACTTCATATATTTTTGAGATAAGATCATGTAATTCTTCTATTATGTCTGAAGAAGAAGAGGATTTTGAATATGATGATGATGAAGCTTTTGCATGGGCATCATTTTCTAATGTTCCAGTCCAAATTACTTTAATGGAAAAATGTAAAGGAACTTTTTTTGAATTAATTACTTTAAATACTGAATCTTATAAACATGAAGCATGGTTTGCTCAAATTATTCTTGCTTTAGCATTTGCGCAAAGTAAATTTTCATTCGTTCATAATGATTTGCACGCAAATAATGTTATGTATATCGAAACAACAGAAGAATTTTTATATTATAATTGTGGAGGAACATTCTTTAAAATTCCTACATATGGATATTTAATTAAAATTATAGATTTTGAAAGAAGTAGTTTTTCTTTGAAATTAGTAGGATTAAAAGAATCTAAATTTTTTATTAGTGATCAATTTTCTTTACATGAAGAAGCAGGTGGACAATATAATTGTGAACCTTTTTATAATTCTAAATTTCCTTTAATAAAACCTAATTTTTCATTTGATTTAGTTAGATTAACTACTTCAATATTCTGGGATTTATTTCCTGAAGGTCCTCTTAAAGAAAATAATTCTTTCTTATTCAAATTATTTATGAAATGGTTAACTTTAGATGATGGTTCCTCTATCTTGTTCGGTAAAAAAGAACCTAAACATGATAGATTTCATGGATTTCATCTTTATAAAGCTATTGCTCGTCTATCTAATAATTCTATTCCTCGTAAAGAAATTATGGAATTTAAAGAATTATTTAGTATAACAGAAATTCCTGCTGATAAAAAAGTATGTTTAATTGAATAATGGGAAATTGCTCCAGTAAAACTAGAAAATCTAAATATCAACGTCGTAGACAAAAAAATCGTATCAGAAGAAATAAAACAATTTAAGTTCTTCTTAAAATGTTGGAACACCTACAAACATATCTTGTGTTTCAGAAGCAAGAGTTTGTAAAGGTTTTGTTAGGTCAGGCATATTTTCAGAAGTAGTAGCAAACACTACTCCTGCTGTTATAAGACCACCAAAAACAGATAACTTACTTGCTTGTGACCAATCTATAGGCTCAACTTTAGATTTACGATCAAGAGCGTACAAAATAAAACATACGATTGCAACTGCAATTGGAGCTACTACAATCATCATTTGTTGAAAAATAGGGCAAATCTTTATAAATTTAGAACGAGCGTATCACTTGCTTTTTTTGATAATTCTTCCATTGCATCTTCTTCCTCTTCTTTAGGAGGTGGTTCTTCTTCCTTTTTAGGAACTTCAAATTCTTTAATTTCAATTGATGCGACCTCGTCACTCATAACTAAATTAGGTTTTAATTCATCTTCTGACTCACCTACAGATTCTTCATCTTCATCTTCTTGCTCAAATGTTACACTTTTAGGAGGTTCAGGTAGAGATTGCTCTACTGGAGGAGCAGATTGAGAAAAGTATTTTTTAGTTATAGATTCCCAAGGTAAGAAAGAGGTTATAACTTGTTCCATACATTCAGAAATAACTCTTTCAATCTCTTGGCGATTTCTTGCTTGTTGTTCAGTTGATACACCAACCGTTCTAAATAAATAAGCTACTTGCCATAATTTACGTGCTGATTGTTTATAAAGTTCATGAATAAATTCACTTAGTGTAGGTCTATCAAAATCTACTGATATTTCAGAATTTTCAGAATAATGTAATGAAGCAAATGATTTCATATAAGAAATAAATACACCCATAATTAAATCATCTAAATAAGTACATTTAGAAACTTTTTGAATTCTTTCAACTTCTGTATTTAAAGTTTCTTGTTTCCATGAAGGAATATTAGTTAACATATTTTGAAAAGTTCTTAGAATTTCTGTAGATTGATTATTTTTATCACATAATTCTTTAGCTGAATTATAAATACTCCATAATCCTTCTGAGATAGGAGGAATAATTAAATTAGATAAATGTTCTCTTAATCTTGATTTCGCAAATTCAGTTTCAGACATTTGTTAAAAACGTACATAGATATTTCTTAACATAAAACGCAAGTTCAAAACGGATTATATTTGTTTAGACATAACACATATAAGGCAAATAAATGGCAAGTGAACAAAGCATTGAAAACGTTGGGGGTGGGGGTGGAGATGTAGAGATTCCTGAAGTGGAATCATTTGATGATATGGGTATTCCTGAATCTCTTCTACGTGGTGTTTATGCTTATGGTTTTGAAAAACCTTCTGCTGTTCAGCGTAAAGCAATTGTTCCTGCTTTAACTGGACGTGATATTATTGTTCAAGCACAATCAGGAACTGGTAAGACTGGAACATTCGCAATTTCTGTTCTTGGACGTATTGATACAACTGTTGATCCTTATACACAAGCACTTGTTCTTGCTCCTACTCGTGAACTTGCACAACAAGGATTTGGTGTTATTAAATCTTTAGGTGAATATATGGGCGTGCGCGTCCATGCTCTTCTTAAAGGTAATCATCTACAAGAAGATATTCGTGTTCTTCGTTCTGGTGTTCATGTAGCTGTTGGAACTCCTGGTCGTGTATATGATATGATTACTCGTGGTGCTCTTCGAATGGATACTTTGCGTATGTTTATTGTTGATGAAGCAGATCAAATGCTTTCTCTTGGTTTTAAAGAACAACTTGTAGAAATCTTTGGAACAGGTTTACCTCAAACTGCCCAAGTAGCTTTGTATTCTGCTACAATGCCACCTGATGCTCTTGAACTTACAAAACGATTCATGCAAAATCCTATTAAAATTCTTGTTCCTGTTGAAAAACTTTCACTTGAAGGAATTCAACAATTTCAAGTTAATGTAAAAGATGAAGGTGAAAAACCTAGTTGTCTTGCTGATATTTATGGCGTTCTTTCTGTATCACAATGTATTATCTTCTGCAATACTTGTCAGCGTGTAGAACAACTCGCAGGATTTATGCGTGAAAATAATTTTGCTGTTGATGTAATTCATTCTGATCTAACTCCTGATGAACGTTCTCGTGCTGTAGAATCATTTAAAGCAGGATCAAGTCGTGTTCTTATTGCTAGTGGAATTTTAAGTCGTGGTGTTGATGTTCAAGGTTTATCTCTTGTAATTAACTTTGATTTACCTCGTGGTGAACGTGGTGTAGAAGAATATCTACATCGTGTTGGTCGTGTTGGACGATTTGGACGAAAAGGTGTTGCTGTAAATATTGTATCTCAACGTGAAGCACGTGAAATGAAATATATTGAAGATCATTATAAAATTAAAGTTGATCCTATGCCTGAACCTGGAACCCTTCTATCCGCTATGTAAAAAGAGTTTATAGATAAATTATACCAACCATGAAAAACGGATTTTTTGGTTACAAGGAAGGAAGTGTTGAAACCCTTTGGATCGCAAGATATGAGCAGTTGTTCAGTCACAATCATAACACTACGAACAGAGGTGGTCATTACACATACTTATTAGCTCCAAAAGAGTTGGTAAGCCCCCAGTATCGTACTGGTAGGGCCTAGTTCATCGGACTAGGTATATGTGTCTTTGATAACAATAGTATTGTAATCGTCTATTTCTCCGATACACTGGAGTATGGCCTTAGTTGGCTAACGATTCAGCTTGGCCGTGAGCGGTGGGTACCTAAAACGGCCCAACTACACGGTTCCCCTGCATACAGACTGATGAGGCTTGTGCGGAATGAACTTTCTACATCACGAACCAACTACATTTTGACGGATTGAGCGGGTGTGCCCACTTTGTGTGGGAAGATGAGTATGACCTTGAGGAGGTCACCGAGGAGCAGATGCGCGAGCAGTTTGTTGCCGAGGAGGAGGAGGAAAAGGGGTGGGAGACTGTTGGGGCAACTCAGGAGGCTCCTCAGGTGGAGGTGAAGAGGCCTCCGCGTTGGTGCAGGGATGGAAATACCTGTCAGTGGAAGAACTGTGTGTTCCGCCACGAAAAGTGTTCTTTCGGCGCGCGGTGCCGGAATCACGCAAATGACAAGGGCAACACCAAAACTCCCGAGCAGGGAGGCTGCCCTTACGACCACAGGAACCCAGCGCGGTTGCTGAACATGGTTCCTATCGTCATCACTGACGAGGCGAAGTTGTGGGAGGTTTTCGGACCTCTTGGGTTGGAGATGCGGATGCCCGGCCTGTTTGACACGGAGGACATGTGTACGAACTCTCGTGCGGTGCTTTACAGCAGTCTGGAGAAGACTTTGGCTGCTGGCATCCTTGATGATCTGTGCTTGCCTGACAAGGGGGCACGGATGTTCCAGGCGGGGCCGTGGCCCATTCCTGAGGAACCGGAAGTTTCTGAAGAGGAACTTGCGCGGGGACAGGCGTCATGGGATGCATGGGCAGAAAGCCAGCATCAGGCGAAGATTAAGGCGCGCGACGCTGGGTTGATTGAGTACTACTGCGCGACTACTGATGAGGAGTACGCAGCAGAGGTTGTGATCCACGCAGAATGGCGTGAACGCGATGCGGAGAAAGTCCAAGTCGTAAAGGAAGAGGTGAGGAAGGTTCGTGACGCTGAAGTCGCTGATGCTTTCTCTGCTTGGAGGACTGGTGGAGTTCTTCAAGAGACACGCCCGAATGCTTTTGCGAGCATGGCTGGTGGAGCACCTCAACCTAACCGCTTCAATGCCTTGAGTGGTTGGAAGAAGCGGTAATAAACAGAGTGCTTTAGAGACGTAATGTTAACCTTTTTTGTTTTTTTAATATAAAATGGTATTACTTAAATTTCCTCTGACGTTAAAAAGACAAAATACATCAACTACAAATAGTGTTTTTACGTTTAAAATAGTTACTACTGTTGCTAATCAAGTTATAACTCCACCAATTGATCCTAAAAAAATTATTTCAATTAATTGGGGAAATTCAACTGTTCTAAAAAATACAACTACGTATACTGCAGCAGGAACATATACAATTACTATAACATATAAAAAAGGAACTCCGTTTTTAATAAATGATGTAGCAACAGATGCTAGAATATTTTTGACTGAAGTTGTAAGTATTACAAATATTACGAATATGTCTTTTATGTTTTACAGATCTTCAAAATTTAATCAAGATATTTCTGGATGGGATACTTCTAATGTAACGAATATGAATGGTATGTTTTTTGAAGCTTCAGCATTTAATCAACCTTTAAATACTTGGAATACTTCTAATGTAACGAATATGAGGAGTATGTTTTATGAAGCTTCAAAATTTAATCAACCTATTTCTGGATGGAATACTTCTAAAGTAACGGATATGGCTTTTATGTTTTATGAAGCTTCAGTATTTAATCAACCTATTTCTGGATGGAATACTTCTAATGTAACGAATATGTATGCTATGTTTTATAACGCTTTTGAATTTAATGGAAATATTTCTGGATGGAATACTTCTAATGTAACGAATATGACTAATATGTTTTTTCAAGCTTCAGTATTTAATCAAAATATTTCTGGATGGAATACTTCTAAAGTAACGAATATGACTGGTATGTTTGCTTCAGCTTCATCATTTAATCAATCTTTAAATACTTGGAATACTTCTAATGTAACGAATATGGCTGGTATGTTTTCTGGAGCTTCACTATTTAATCAATCTTTAAATACTTGGAATACTTCTAAAGTAACGAATATGTCTAGTATGTTTTCTAATGCTTCAGTATTTAATGGAGATATTTCTGGATGGAATACTTCTAATGTAACGAATATGTCTGGTATGTTTTTTCAAGCTTCAGTATTTAATCAAAATATAAATACAGTTCCAGCTTTAGGGAAAGTACTTGCTAAATGGAATACTTCTAAAGTAACGAATATGTCTTTTATGTTTTATGAAGCTTTATCATTTAATGGAGATATTACTGGATGGAATACTTCTAAAGTAACGAATATGCTAGGTATGTTTTCTGTAGCTTCAAAATTTAATCAAAATATAAATACAGTTCCAGTTTCAAAAACAAATAAAGTTATTAAATGGGATACTTCTAAAGTAACAAATATGTCTACTATGTTTTATAGAGCTTCAGCATTTAATCAACCTATTACTGGATGGAATACTTCTAATGTAACGGATATGACTGCTATGTTTGCTCAAGCTTCATCATTTAATCAAAATATAAATACAGTTCCAGTTTCAAAAACAAATAAAGTTGCT